CGAGCAATGATGCAAGCTCGTCTCTTCCGGAAATCTCATCCGGTGTTACTGACTTCTTTGCCATAAGGATTAAGAGTTAAAAAGTTCGTCGAATGCTGAGTTAATGTCCTCTACTTTAGTAGCAGTAGCTGCTGACTTGATCTGAGACTCTCCTTTAGGAGTTCCAGGTGCTTCTGCATTAGTGTCTGGGTTTAACCACTTCTCTAATGCTGTAGTCATTTCCTCGTAGCTCAACTCAGTGTACAACTCAGTGATTTGCTTTTGACCATTTACGATCAATGCAGCAACCTCTTTATCAGTTGTAGCTGGAGTCTGGTTAGGTTTAGGTCTAACTGTGTAGCTTGGGAAAGCACCTTCTTTCTCTGCAGCAACGTGTTCTACTGTAATGTCACGTCCATTCATAATGTCAGTGATGTCACCGTAGTCTGGGTCAGCAATTACTCCTAAAAGCTCTTGGTAGATTTGTTTACCGAAGCTCCAGAAGCGTACTCCCTTTTCTTCTTCCCCACGAACAATTACAGGAACGTAGCAACGGAACTTTGGTTCAATTTTCTTACCTAGCTTCCAGTCTTCTTTGTTACCAGAACGCTTTAACTTTTCAGCAAACTCAACGATTGGGTCAGGACGTCCAAATGAAGTTGGCGATACCATAGTACGCTTTCCAATCTCATAATGGAAGAACATCTCAATGAATGGGTTGCTTTTATCGAACGCATAAGGAACGATACGAACTTGGCTTTTTCCTACTGGTGGCTTCCAAAGGTATTCTGATACCCCAGATCCTCCACCGGAATTAGCACTCTTTTGCATCTCTTGGAGACGACTTTTAATTGCATCTAAATTGATTGCCATGTTTATAACTTATTTATTTATTTCTACAAATATACGAAACTTTTATGGATTAGACAACTCTTTTATTAGAATTGTTTTGTATCCATCTTCTCCCTGCGATAATAGCATGCAGTCTTTATAGTCGTTCCAGTTGATCAGGTACGACTTATCCAACACACCATTGTTTAGTACTCTAATTAGAGCGTTTAACGCATTGATGCTATATAGGGTGTTGGTCTCTTTCTTTCTGTTTATTGAAATTGTGTCTCTCAATCTTCTATCATTACTATATACGTTGTACACGCATACTATGTTATCCGGATTATGAATATAGGTATAACATTTCAGATTTGCAACATCATTGCTATAGGTCTTATGAATATTACCAATGCAATAAGGTAAATCTTGTAGATTTGTGAAAGTGCACAATAATTGAGGTCTCATCTATTACTTCTTCTCTAAATCGTCTATCTGCTTCTGTAGATTTGCCTTTTGCAATTGCAACTTAGCAATTTGATCGTCAAGCTTAGCTTTTTGTGTTTGTAACTGTGCAGCTTTTATTTCATCTGCTGCACCTGTAGCTGATTCTAGCTCGCTAATGATTCCCTTGCTAAATGCCTTGTAATCTATGCCAGCGTAGTCTATATCTTTCTTTTCCATAGGATTATACTATATGACTATAATTATCTCCTTCCTTCACCTTAAATGGAAATTTACTTGGAATTGTAGAGTGTAATATATCGAGTAATACACCTTTCTTCTCTGCTGGGATATCGAATAGTATACTATCGTATGTATATAGCACTGGAAGCATGTCTTCATGTAGCTTACTAAACACTTGAGAGAGTAATTGTACGTTCTGCTCAGTCTCTTGTAATTGAATAAAGTAGTTCAGTACTTTTGTTGGTGATGCATCTTCTACATTAGCTATCTTACGTTTAGATATAGGACTTTGTACATATCCTTGTTCACAGTACATTTTCCACAATAAGTCAGTTATGGCCTGTATTCTTGCAAAGTATTCTATGTGCTGATACTGCTTTGATATCCCACCATACAATTGTCTAAAGGTCATCTCTTTTGCTTGTGTTATTTGCTCAGCAGTTGGATTAGCTCCAAAGTACTCCTTAGCTAAGTGTTCGTAGATGTTATCGTCATCAGCAATGTTATATCTGGTTAGACTGGCTAGAATTCTTGGATGGTATGATGTGAAGTCAACTTCTACCAAGAGTCCATTATCGTACCGAGACTTAAAGCACTCACGAGAACCGTCCTCTTTATTCAAAGCTGCATAGTTTACTCCACCAAATCGATTACTTGGTCTTCCTGTTGATGTGTATAGATTGTACTTGGTGTAAGCTTTTCCATCCTTAACATAGCCTTGTCCTCCAAATGATTCCTTAAATAAGTCTTCGTGTACAGCAATACCGTTCTTTTCTATTGTATGGAAGGTTGTCTTAACTGCTCTATAAAACTCGTTAGTGTTTTCAATATCAATTGGTAGTTTGTCTACAAGCTCTCTACAGTGTTGTTGTATCTTGATTGGATCGACTAAGAAGTTTGAGCATGCCGATCCTACTCTCTTTCTATAGAAGTTGATTTGAAGGTTATACTCTTGCTCAGGTATGGTGTTAAATGACAAATAGCTGTTGATTAACGCATCCTCCATGTTTGGCAATGGTTTGTATCCACTATAGCTTAATATATCGAAATCAACGATGTAACACCGTGTAGCAGTGGTAAAGTCTTCATATACATCTTTCTTTAGTAAGGCTTCTGGGTGCTCTATAAAGACTGTGAACTCCTCTCCATTTAGTACCTTAACGTACCAACCTATGATAGTATTGTCCACAAGATGTTTTTGTGGATGCAAACCTATAGCATGGCAAACAATATGCTTATCTGCTATTTGGTTCTTAAAATTACTGTATTGAGCTGTTGAGTCTATTATCACTCAACTAATATACTAAAAAAGATTCGGTTGAGCAAACTCAGTATAATTCCTAAATGCAAATTGCATCATTGGGTATCTTCTGATAATAGGCTCAAGTGTTCTTCTATTTTGTGCTTCTATACTCAGTATAGGTGGTCCAGGTTGTCCTGTCTGTGGATTTGTTGTTATGGTTGTCTCTAAGCTTCCTACGATCACCCATTTGATTCTGTGTAATGTCCATATGCCTGAGTCTATACCTAAACTTCCTCCATAGGTATTCACTTGCGATACTCCTATTTCAACTGGAAACTTTGTTATGTCAAGATTGTGAGATACAATATATCGTTGTATTGATCCTACCTCATAGTCGGTAGGTGTTGGGGCTGGTCTAAAGAATTTGGGTTGTACAAAGAGTTTCACACGACTATTGAATCGTAATTTCTTATCGTATGTGTAGATGTCTTGGTTCATAAAGGTTCCTGGAATTAGTTTTTTAATCCCAGATGACTTTGGCTTTCCTGTATAAGCTACACCATCCACAATGTGATACTGACCTTTATACTGCTCACCAGTAGACTCCACAATAAACTCATTCCCTTTTGTGTATAGGGTGTTGTTGGTATACGTTACACTATATTTACTAGTTGACCTTGCCATTAGAACCGTCTTCTTGCTACTGTGTTAATAGTTGTTGTCCAATCATCAGGCGATACCTCATGCTCTACTGTTGTCACTTGGTACTTGGTAAGTCTTTGCATATCTGCCGGAAGTCTGTCACAAGTTACTGTTTGTCCCCATCTAAAACCTCCAATACCCGTTAAAGTTGCATTAAAGCTCATTGGTAGTGCTGCTGTTGCACAGTAAGCTGATATACCTTCTCCCTCTAAAGCCTTTAACTCACCTTTGCGTTTTTGGCTTTCAAGATAAACTCTAGCTCCATCAATGTTTACACCTACTGCTTCCTTTTGTAACTTATCTACTGGGTGTTGTACTTCATTAGATTCGTTGCATACCTTCATAGTTTGACAAAATCTTTCAAGAGCGTTGTTGCCACCACTTGGAGCTTGGAACTTACCTAAGTTTCTCTTTAGATCTTTGGTATACTGCATAAAGCGACTAGAGCATGGTGTGTTTCCTGATGATGGTATTGATGACCCATCCGATGAGCCATTAGCTCCATATAAAGCTTGCGTCTTCATAGCATCAGTCATTTTTAACTCCAACTTTATCTCGCGACAAAATCCTCCGTTGGCTGGTGTTGCTAGAAATACAAACGGATCTGCTTTAAGCTCCGGTGCGTTAGCATCGATGATTGCTAGGTGCGTTACGCCACCTGCTGATGCTCCTGCTTGCATCGATACGTCTATCAGCTCAAATTCCCATGGACTTCCACAAGCTTTGTTTATATCAGACAATAGAGTCTTGAAAGCTGTCATTACAGTATCCTTGTTAGTCTCAAACTCCTTTAATCGTTTGAGAAGATGAATTGTACTAACTCGTATATCTGTAAGCCTTATAGTAGTCTCTGACTCAAAGCAATTTCCTGAGCTTTCTCCGTAGACAGGACCTGCATTATCACCTATAGGTGGTGATGCGAGTAATCCGAAGGAAGCGATTGATAGGGCTGTTTGGAAACCTGCTGATGCTAGCTCTCCAGCTGCTGCTATAGTTTGACTAAAGTCGGCTGGGCGTTCAAATGATAACCCACCACCAGGTAGTATGCATACACGAGGATCTGCACTAAACCATTTACCCTTTTCTTGCGTTGGCACTTTTACAGTCAAGCCTCTTGAATCTACCTTAAAGGCTGCAGGTCCATTGTCGGTTAGTTGCTGTGCACTGAAGTATGAGAATAGGGATTCTACTGTTCCCCAAGAAATATAAGTCTCTTCTGCATCTAAGTCGGCATCGATAAACAAAGTACTATCAGAATCCTCTTTACCAGTTTCATCTCTCGAAAATCCAGGATAGGCAATTGTTTCTGCTATAAATTCACCATCGTAACCTACAGCTCCAGATTTTACTGCAGTTATGTTATCGGGATCGTCGTACAGCTCCAAAAGAGCTGCTTGTAGTGCTGATGATTCTTCCACCACTTCTTCTTCTTGGTTTTCACCATCTGCAGTTTGTCCTGTGACTTTTTTCTGACACTTGCAGTTATTGCTCATTGTTGATACTGCTGTTTCAGATACTGAGTTGGCTGCTCCAACAAGTTCTAGAGTTACCGACCAGACATTATCTTTTGGTTCTAAAGTTACATTCCAACTTACTACCCTTCCTTGAAATCCTTCGTAGTTAGCATATTGTGCTGCTATGCTTTCCATTTCCTTTAATGCATCATTATCGAGCATTGGGCTTGTGATTGGCTGCACTCTTGGTTCTCCTGATGCACCAACACTCCATCCCCATTGTACTCGTACTGACATATCAGGTATGAGGTATGAGTTTGAAAAGTAGTTTAACTCATCGTCAGAAAAGAATTTAAGTCCAAGTGTTGCTGATCGTGTAGTTCCGTATTCTCCTTTGGCTGCTACCTTTAGGCTTTCAATAAGTCTTCTTGGTCTATTGTATTGGTCGTAAGCTAATGAGTAGCTGTCAAATGTACTAAGCGGAAAAGGCTCTCCATCAGCAAGAGACATTACATATATCCAAGTCTTTGCTTGTCCATGCATTGCATTCCAAGTCTTACTCGCACGTGCATTGAGTTCAGTCTGCACTGCTCCTGGTACTTGCTTTTCGCTGAACAGAGATGAGTTTGATATTGCCATAACTTTATTTGTTTAATTCGTCGAACAGTCTTTGTATTCTAACTGGATCGGCTGGTATTCTTACTTGTGTTCCTTCTGGGATAGCTATACTACCCTTTCCTAAGTTGTTTGCGTGAGCAATAATCCACCAATACTTTACATTTCTATAAAACTGATGAGCAAGTAAATCTAATCGATCTGTTGCAACTGTTCGAACATAAATATCTTTTGCATCAAAAGGTATGTTAGGATACAATACCGGTGGCACATATCTTCTTCCTTTATCGTCTTTTTTTGTTGGTATGTTATCGTATCTTCCTGACATGGTTATGGATTATAGAAGTTTCCACCTCTTACTAATAGCTTATCATCTTCCATTGCAAGTACTGCCAAATCTAGTGATATGTTATACAATTGTGGCTTTTCTGAGTCAACGTCCCATGTAGCATCTGCAATTGGAACGTCTACCTTAACGCTACTGCAAGCACAAATTAAACCAGTCACCAATCCTGCTATTTGTATCCTTATAATAGGACCTTTAATATACTGGCCAGATACTGCACCAACTCCGCAAACATTCATTAATCTGTTTATTTTTGCTAAGGTGCCTGCTGAGTCAGATGTGCTGTTTGTAAAGTCAGTTGATCCTGGCATAGCTACTACATCGAAGCTTAGAGCAAGTTGTCTTGTTGTTCCTTGATACACTTTAAATGTGTCCATTTGTCCAATGTGCTTATAATCTCCATAAGCTACATTCAAGCTATCTGACAAGTTCTTTATGAACGCATCAAATATTATCAAATCCCCACCTTCTACTGGTGCGATTGATATTGTTGAATTTGGACGCTTAGCATTTGATCTAGGCGATCTGTTTACTGCTTGAATAATTTGGTCATAGGTGGTTACGTCACCATAGTATCTATACGATCCATTAAAGCCTTTTCTATGTTGTCTGAAATCTACTTCGCTTTTTATTAAGTTGTTTATTTCAGTAGTAGGGTCATTTGCATCGCTTCCTAATACATTAGTAATAGGAATGTTTGGGTTTGGTTGGTTTTGTATACCCCCAACTTCGACACTCGCCACTGTGTTGTTTGGAGATTGATTTGCTGATTTGAAGTACTTTTCATAATCATCAACACTCTTCTCGTTGGCTCTACCATTAGACGCATCGTCCATAACAAGCTTAATCAGAGTAGCTGCTTGATCTCCTCCTATCCCAGTTACTGGGTTAAGGATGTTGATCGCTAGTTGTGATCGCGCTTGTGAGTTATATGTTCCTGCGTTTTGGAATGTCAGGTTGTCGTTATTAGAATTTGGACCCACTCTATCGTACTGATCCAAACCACCTCCACCAGCACCAGGAGCAATCCCAGACTGTAGTTGAGCTTGTGTAAAGGCTGACGTTCCAGCTGGTGGATTAAGCAACTTAGAGATTGTTGCAGAGCGTGTGTGTGTTATTCTAAACCCAGTTTCACCCTCTAACTCGTTTGTTGGATTTAATCCTCCTTCACTATGCTGAGTTGCTGCATTATTGGTGACAGATAAAGCGTATCTTGGCGACTCTCCACCCTGCACTATCACTGGTAGGAATCTTAGACCAAAGCCTAAAGAAAGATATCCCACAGTACGTAAGTCAACACTTTGCTCATTTATAAAAGCATTCTCTCCAGCTGCAGGTATTGGTTCAACTCCATCTCCTTGAAGGACTTGTGGTACAGGTATTACAATACTCGTCTGCGATCTTGCTTTACCATTAATTGTTACAATACCTTGTATAGTCTCGATTTCACCTACCGATGCAGCTTTTTCTGGGTTTGTTCCACCTTGGTTCTTTATTGTGATTATTTTCTTAATCTCAACAGTCCCTTGTTGTACCGTAGCTGCTGGTTCTTCTGGTTCAATTACACTGAGATACTGTCCGTTAAGGTAATAAGTACCTTGTGAAAGCTTTTTATCTACTTCACTACTCGGATATATTATTGTTACGTTACTAACATCATAAGCATCTGGTACTCTGATCACCCCTTGCTTCTCTGCTAAATCGTATCGTATAGCTCTTGGATCAGACTCTCCGTGTATTGGTGTAAACAGGATTGGTCTTGGAAGCTCTCCTCCTTGTTGTCTAGTTTCAGCTGGCAGTCCTATTGTTACTAAACTATCCTTTGGGATCTCAATAGGCTTTTTAATCTTTATTACGTTTGTGAAGACGTCAGTTACAAAATATTGTGCTAAGTGTTTTGTTGTTCCTAAACTACTTTGCTTTAATCTATCTTCTAAGCTAATCTGCTGTGCAAATCCTGGGTTGATCTTTTGACCACCTTGGGATGGTGTACTACTTGGAGTCAGTACGCTCGGCCTAGCTAACTTACTAAGTCTATCGAAATTTGCAAAAGGTCTGTTTACTGCCATTATCTAACTCCGCTTGTATTCATTGCTAAACGTAACGTCTCTCCAACTTTCTTACCATCCATATTAACAACACCACCCTTAGACATCTCTGTTCTAAGACCTCTGATCTCGTCTATAAGTATTTGCATTTTATCTTCTTCCTTACCGCCAGCCTCTTCTTCTTCACCACCACCCATTCCGAACATATCACCCAATGCAGTCAATGCTGGTGCAACTGCTGCTAGTCCTATTAAAGCTCCTATGATTGGTAGTGCTGCAAATCCTGCTAAGGCTATGACTGCTAATCCAGCTCCCATTAACATTAAAGCGCTTCCCACCATCATTAAGGCTGGTCCAGCTGCTCCTAATCCTATTAAGTTGACTGATAAGTTTGTTAATGCGTCTGTGTTTGCTATGCTTTGTACTAATGCTAAACCAGGTACCATTGCCATCAATCCTGCTCCTGCTAATAACAACCCTGGGGCTGCAAACCAAGCAGATGCTCCTAATGCTGTTAATCCGACTCCCACTGCTGCTAATCCAATACCAACTGGTATTAGAATCTGCCAGTTGTCAGCAAAGGCTTGGAATATCATCACAAACGATTCAGCAACAGACTTAACTAATATGGACATT